ATTAGCCATTCGAGTTGAATCAAGAGAGTCTTGATCGATGTTCGTTCTGATATCCATGTGAACATCAGATAGATACTTCAATCGAATGCGTGTTTGCTTGGTGTCCTTGTACTCCTGGTGAACTAACAATCCTGATGGTGTTGTCCACTCAAGAGGGATGTTGTCCTTACCAGCAAGGCGACCAAGTTTTCTGAACCATTCCATTGCCTTAACAGCTGGGCCAATCAAAGCTGTTGTCTCTTTATGCAAGAGCTGCGCCATGAAGTGCATGGTGCTCATGGATCCACGTTGGGTAGTCCATGTCTTGCCTGAGAACATATCCTTTGATCTCTTTTGTGCCCAGTCGTAGCAGTAGTAGTAGAAGGCAGTGGATGTAGCTGAGTAAGGGCTAGTCATCACGCATGGTTTAGCGAGTGACCTGTCTGGCTCAAGCATCAACCACTTCCTTGCTCTTGGGTCATCACTCTTTCTTAATTTCTCAAGGACACGAGTCATTACTTGTGAGTAAATGTCTTGTGGTGTGTCACTTGAGATGAGATTGACTGATCTACCCATGCCCTCTGATCTAAGGAGAGCGGCATAGTGTTGGATACCTGAGCACGTGCAGTCCAACATGATGGGAAGGGTGCATTGATAGCCCCATCCTTGATGTTTGAACTGTCGGTACTCATGACAGAAAGCAAGGAAAGCCCAAGGCTTATCGGCTCTCATCCAGAACTCAGCGTTTAACCACGGGTCGTTGCCAGCTCCCATGATTAGCTGTTCTCTTTGATGTACCCAATCAATCCGAGTCTGCCAATCTGATTTGCCTAGTCCATAGAGGTTGGCTCCATGTACTCGCAACCAATTGACATCCTCTTCTGTATTGAGGGGAGTGCCGTTAGCAAATAAGAGAAGCGACCTCGACACATCATTCCCTTGCGGGTTGAGATAAGGAGGGCGGTAGTAGTAGCGACCTCTGAAATCAAGGGACATAGGGAAATAAAATTCCTCTTCATCCTTGAAGCGACGAGCTACCCATAAGGTCTTGGCTTGACCTATACGTGCACCCTTAGTCTTGTCATTCTTCTCATAGATTTGCTTAGCTCTTTTCCTCCACCGATATACACCTGGATCCTCTTCATCTAAATGTTTAGGGAAGGGAGGGACAGGCCATCCCTCTCTTGGAAAGAGGCAACCAATCTCTAGGTTGAGGTCATACGCATGGTCAACTTGTTCAAGCATCCATGTGTTGATCTTCCATGGGACTGACTGATGAATGTTGGCTGCCTTAATGAAGGGCTCATCACCCTTACTATTCTTGCCAACTAGTTCATCATTACTCTTCATCAATTTGAGAGGGAGCATGTGATAGCCACCGTTAGGCCAAGGTCGAGGCTCGATGACCGTCGGTAGATAGTTCGGTGTCATCAACTCTTGCTGTGCTTTGACGTCGTTGATCCATGCCATGCACTGATCGGTTGGTTTAACCACACGACGGGCAGGTTTATAACCGTGATCCATAACGATCTCGATTAAGCCTGTCTCTTTAGCAACTAGTTCAATAAGAAAGACACCTGATGCCATCTTCTCCTTGACCTGCCAGTTATCTGTCCACTGCATGTGCCTAATGGCTGCCATTTGATGAGCTCTTTTACTGCGACCACGTTTGAACTTGATGAGTTCATCCTTGGTTGCACGATCAAGCATGGTTTCTATCCATAACTTGTCGGCTACATCCATTGCGACTGAGTGCAATGTTGGGCATGCACTAAGACTGTCGATGACAGTACGCAGTGCGCATGCTGCTACTTGTTGTGGTGGTAGGTGAGTGATAGGTGAGAGGAGAGCAAATGATTTACCTGCTACTCCCTTCTCTATCTTTTTTCTGATAGCCCGAAGATGGATGACTATCTGATCTATGCCATGTGCAGTGAGAGCTTCACCCCACTTGGATAAGGACTCCATCTGTCCTTGCTTGCGTCGGTTGGAAAGTAATCTCACTCGGTCTGAACCAAGCGTGAGCATCTCTCTTTCCAAGGCAAGTTGATCGTCGAGTGTCTTCACGGGAGTACCAAAGTAATTCTCTGAAGATGACTGACATACTTACGTGAGATCAGAGGCCCAAAAGGCAAGCTGTTCGCAGTAGTTAGCTTCGACCCACTCAGTTAGAGCACGAGTGCCTATCTCTGAGACGGGTAAGCCTTGCGCTTTGGCTAGGTTCTCTAGTCTGCGCTCAACAGATGGAGGTATAGAGATTTGCATCCTGTTTTTAACAGGTGCTTTGGTCTCGCATCTTTCTGTTGTTGTCTGTTCAGTCATGGAAATAAAACTTGCGTAAGGTGGCTTCAATTAAGAGATTAGGAACTGTTGGTTCAGGGAACTCCTGTTTCAACAGTGCTTTGAAGCGTCGTTCCTTTATCTCTTCCCATCTGGCAGCTGCATCAGTTGGTGGTGAGTCAACCATCATCTGCCAGTGTGTCGATTCATCTGGGATGTGATCCCATCGAGCCGACATAGACCAATTACGCATTCGATAGAGCACATGCTTGTCATTGTTGGCATGCTTTTCTGTTGGTTTTGATTCGGTTAAAGGAATCCAAGGATGGTCTGACATGGTGGGTTTTGTACTTGATGTGAAGGCCAGTCATGAGGCCATGTTGAGGGTGATCTTTGCGCCATCGTTGGTCGATGTAGTAAAGACAGTTCATCCTTAAGACACGCCATTGATTGCGCTTGACCCATTCGATTCCTTGGCCCATAACTCCATGAGATGTATAGCCCAGTCGCAACACAATAAAGATTGCTGAGTGGTGGGCTCTGTTCCGTAGCGATCCTGATGCCAGCTCCAATAGGCCTCGAAGAGTTCTCGATCACGCTGGTAACGGCTCGGTATGAACTCTTGAACGGGTTGCATGGTGGTGGTGGTGTCGCTCATCTACAATACACACTACATTCAGAGTGTGAATAGAGTTGTAACAGAACAAAAAAATAGGAGACCTATTGGTCCCCTATAGGAGTCTCTTCATATGTGGACAGCTAGTCAGTCAGGCCGATTGCTCCGCCCTCTTCCTCATACTCATGGAAGAACCAATCATCTAGTTGTTTGCCTTTAATAGCAGACTCCCAGTCGAAGGTGTCATAGTTCAGCCCATAGGACTCAAAGATTTCTCGTTCAGTCATTGGCTTAGTTGCTCCATTAGTAGACGACGTTGCTCTAGCTTCTGTCCTAGAGGTGACTCTTTAACTCCACTTGAGATGGAGAAGAAAGCCCAGCTCCCCGCCAAGATGGCGAGGGCTGAGTAAATCAGGATGCGATTCATTTAAGAACAGGAAGTAAAAGCCTGACTTCCTCTCTTGCCTGGCTCATCCATCTAGTGAGGTTGTTCCAGTATTGAGGGCAGTCAACGTTATACAAAGCATGCCATTCGTCAGCATGCAGCGCCCATCTGTTTTCAAAGTCCCGTCGATAGGTGGCCCAACTAATTAGCTCGGCGTCTCTATCTTCAAGGGCTTGTCTTAACTGTCTCACTTCATCAGTGAGTTGAGCGTTGGTTTTCCTAGTCATGTCGGTAGTACCTGACGTGTGTGGATAAATCCCTCTTAGTTGAGGGAAAGACGAGGGCAGGAGTTGAACCTGCCCGAAGAGCCTTACTCTTCGTCGTCGTTCTCCATGTTGAGAGTGCATTCTAGATCCATACATGTATCTAGAAGATCTCCCCATTCACTCCCTTCATACTTGTCCCAATCGTCTTCTGTCCGATTACGAAAGGCATGAAAGGCGAGGATCATCTCTTGAGCTTTCCGCCAGAGCTTGGCTTTAGCTGCGATCTGTTCCTCAAACTCACGATCAAACGTGGGCCGTGGTGGTAGAACTGGTGAAATTGACATGTCGGTAAGACCTGACGATGTGGTTAATCCCTCTTTCGAGGGAATGACTGGGGCAGGGTTCGCACCTGCCCTCTCGCTTTCACGAATCAGTCCATTGGATCTCGTAATAGTTCCAACCTGATGAACTTAAAACGTAAACAAACTCTGCCCAACATTCCTGCGCCTTCATCAAGATGTCTGCAAGATTTTCATAGGTCTGTGGACCTGTGTCCTTCTCGCCTCTCTCGTGATGGTACAAAGGCTGAGCTGCTCGCTTCTCGTCGTAGTCCCAAGTGTGTTCTACTTCGAGTCCACTCATGCTTCCTGGCTTGATTAGTCCCAAGGCCTTCACCTTGTTCCCGTACTTGCCTTGAAGTATCGGTAGCTGATGACTTGGGTAGCCATCGTAGTGACAGTAGCTAGCAACAATGCCTTCTCCTGTCTCGACTCCGATCAATGAACGTGTGCCCATTGGTAACTCCTTATGTGGTGGATGTATGAGGCTGAGTCATTACTGAATCGGCCCACATTCAATCTAGCATCTTTGTCAACTCTCTGCTGTCCTGGGCGGCCACAAACTAACAAGCACAGCCGCTCTAGGCCCCCAATAGATAGATATAGCCCCCGCCCCCCTCCTTCAGGACTCAATAGGAGACCCACTGGGGGGTGAAGGGGCCTCCCCCCCTATGGCGCTACCCCCTCAGATTTTTGTATCAAAAAAGTAGGTCATATATGAGACCAGTAGACCCCTATAGGGGGGTATTGTATTGTTCTTCATATATGGACAGTTAGTTGTATCAAGGGATTTGGGGTGTTAGGTTTTAGTTATTGACCTGGTAAGTCCTAAATCCCCAAAGGAATGGTCAATAGAAGAGGCTTCCTGTGGTGGGTGGGCCTCTTCTTGTTTAATATTTAGGGAGTAGTATTGAGCTTATGGCGAAGGATTCAACGACTGAGGTATTAAGTGAGCTGCATGCTGGCTTAGCTCATCTCTTTATGGAGAGATTGAGGGAAGGGACGTTAGGTACGGCGGAATTGAATATCTTGAGGCAGTTTCTGAAAGATAATCAGATCAGTTCACAACCAGCAGAGGGAAGTGAGTTTGGAGAATTAGCGAAGGCGTTGCCAGATATAGAGAATGTGGTTGCGTTTAAGAAGAAAAGGGCTTGATGATGACTAAAGCAGACCTTTGGAAAGAGGACATCGTTGTAATAACGATTGTTCTATCTTTAGTTTTCTATGATTTTATTAGGAAAGAGTGGAGAGAATTTAGGTGAAGAGTCAGTGGCAGAAGTTACCTGAACCGTATAGCGAAGACTTCAGGTATTTCTTGGTCATTGTTTGGAGGCATCTTCAACTGCCAGATCCGACACCGATTCAGTTGGATATTGGTGAATATATGCAGGATGGTCCTAAGAGAAGGATCATCGAAGCTTTTCGAGGAGTAGGGAAGAGTTGGATGGCAGCAGCTTATGTACTTTGGCTGCTAAGGAATGACCCACAGAAGAAAATAATGGTGGTGTCGGCCTCAAAAACTAGGGCGGATGACTTTGCCCAGTTCTGTTTGAGGTTAATTAGAGAGATGAAGCTGCTTCAATGCTTAGATCCTGATCGGGATGAGCAAAGAAGTGCATCAAATAGATTTGATGTGAGACCGTCGATCCCAGATCAAAGCCCTTCTGTGAAATCAGTGGGTGTTTTTGGACAGTTAACGGGTTCGAGGGCAGATTTAATCCTTGCTGATGACGTAGAAGTCCCAAATACTGCGTGGACAATAGGAATGAGAGAGAAATTATTACACTCAGTCGGAGAATTTAATGCAATTTTGAAGCCTGGTGGGGAGATTATGTTCCTCGGAACGCCCCAAACAGAGGAAAGTATCTATAACAAGCTTCGGATGAGGAGTTATGAGTGTCGTATTTGGCCTGCTAGGTATCCAGCGAAACCAGAAAAGTATGGAGAAGCGCTTGCGCCAGTGATTCAAACAGAATGTATAGAGCAGAAAGGGCGTCCAACAGATCCAGGTCGTTTCTCCGATTTGGATTTATTGGAAAGAGAAGCAAGTTATGGTCGTTCACAGTTCACTTTGCAGTTCCAACTTGATACCACTCTGTCGGATTTAGAGAGATTCCCCTTAAGACTTACCGATTTAGTTGTAATGGAACTAAAAGATCATGCACCGCAGAAGGTCGTATGGTCTTCAGGAGCCGAATATCGAATTAATGACTTGCCTGCGGTGGGGTTCAGCGGTGATTACTACCACCGACCAGCGTTTATCCATGGAGATTGGCTGGAATTTCAAGGCTGCGTCATGTTCATTGACCCCTCTGGTAAGGGTGTGGACGAAACAGCCTATGCAATTGTTGCCCACCTCAACGGGAACCTCTTTGTATTGGAAGTCGGAGCTTTCCGACAAGGTTATACAGAGCCTGTCCTAGAAGGCCTTGCATTAGCAGCTAAACGACAGAAGGTAAAACTCATCCTCTTGGAGGATCAGTTCGGTCAGGGCATGTTAGGGAGCCTTCTCCAGCCTTTCTTGAGGAAACACTACCCCTGCACTGTTGAACCTGTACGTAGCAACATGCAGAAGGAACGAAGAATCATTAATGCACTAGAGCCTGTACTTAATCAGCACCGTTTAGTTATTAATCGCTCTGTCGTAGAAAATGATGCGAAGGCTAGAGAAGATGATCCTGTAGAAACAGCTCTTAGTTATCAATTATTCCACCAATTAACTCACTTAACTGTTGATAAAAATTGTTTACAACACGATGACAGATTGGATGCTTTAGCTGGAGCCATCCAATACTGGAATGAGTCACTTGCAATAGATGAAGACAGAGCCATCAAAGAACGAGAGTCAGAACTCTGGGATCTCGAATTGGCTGCGTACAAGGGGGATATTGAGGGCCTTCTCGACGCACAAATACTCGGCGTTCCTCTTGAAAAAATCCAAAAAACAAAAGCCGGAGCTGGATCGAATTGGATGCGAGTCGTGGGTCACTAAAAAACCAAGGGCTTGGGTTGTTCGTATCCCTGGTGCTTTTGTGGGGTATTGCGTTAAAGAAGGAGGAGGTGGATTCCAGACCGTGGTTGTTGCCGAGGATGCTGACGCGGCCTGGACAGTAGCAGTGGATTGTGACCATTGGGAAATTCTTCCCTTCGATGTAGAAGCAATGGAAGTTTTTCCTAGAGATGCTTAATTAGCCACGCCAATTTCGTGGTTTTATCTCTGCTACTTTTTGTTCAAGTGCATTTACACGATGAAATAATTCACGGATATCTCTTTCCTTCCTAGAGCTGTTATTTCCAATAGCCATAACTACAGTCGTTGCTCCTACACCAATAAGAGCTGCCCATAGTTCATTCATGTTGCTCCTCTATTAGAAATAATATCTCCTGTTGAGGTTATTCCTAATCCATTAGAAGGAGCAGAGCCTCGACCACTTCTTGCTTGAGAACTATATCCACGCCCTGATCCTCCACTTCCTGCAACTGATGGTTGGTTATATCGAGATTTAATTTCTGTAAGTCGATCTTTGTGATCCCATTCTTTATCAATTTGTTCCATTGCATAACTAATATTATGCCCTTTATATTTATGTGCTCCTTCCCATTGACCTCCTCTTTGAGTCTGTATATCAAATTGTTGTCCACTTAAAACGTCATAACGTCCATCATCTGAGGCGAATGGATTTGTCATTCGTCCTTCTTCTGTAGATTTTTGCTCCGCTGTTTGAAAATTTTTCCATGTAGATGGGTCGTCTTTGTCGTATGTAGCTTTAAGAAATCCAGGAGCACACATGATTAATAACCTCGGTCTAGCATTCTCATTGCTTCATTAGTACGGCGAGTTCGTTCAAGCATGTTGCCTATTGGACCGCCTTCAATGCGAGCATTTGGATCTCCAGTACGTATAGCATTAACTGTATCCGTTCTGTTGTTAGAGGGGATTAGAAGGTTGGATTGACCTTCTGTCCCTCCCATCGCAAAGCACATTATTTATAAAAAGAAGATTTCATTTAAGTTTAACGCTAGCCTTTAGCCGTGTCTCTTTCTATTTATGTCAGACCAACAGACCGTCCCACCTTCTGATAAGAAGGAAGAAAAGAAGAAAAGTGTATTGAATAAACTTCAGGAGATGACTCCTGATAAAGATGAACAGATTGCTTTAGTCGGAGTAGCAGTCCGTTTAGGAATTGTGGTGTGGTCAGGATTTTGTCTCACATTGGCGTACATCGATATTCCAGGCTTCGCTAAACAGACCTTCGATCCAACCTTTATAGCTTCGATCTTTACATCAACACTGACTACATTCGGAGTCCAGGCTGCATCTAAAAAGGGTGGAAACGGACTCAGTAAAGAGGACGTAGAGAAAATGATGGCCTCTAAACCTGGAGCTGGTGAACAAGTTATTAGAGTACAAACTCCAATCCGAATCCAAGCACCAGACGGACAAGAGATTCAGCGG